GGATCCTATCAAGGATCTTCCATTGGCACCCAAGGAGTGACTTATGAATCAGGTTCAATATTTATCCCGTATGATCAATTAACCTTTGACACTGTTTATAATTGGATGACTGCTTCTATGGGTGAAGAAAGAATGAATCAATTAACAGCTAGTGTATATCAGCAGATTGAGAATCAAATCAATCCTCCTATATTGGTACAAACTGCTCCTTGGTTAACTACTAGTACAACTACGACTACTACAACAATTGCATAGTAGAATTGTATTTTTATTCTAGAGTAACTTTTAGCTGATTTTTGTATATTTATAAATAAATAATCATTTTATGTTACAAATCATCTTGTTATTGGCAGTTGCAGGTGTAGCTGCTTATTTCATTATCTCTTCTAGAAAGAGTAAAGTAAGGGATCATATTAAAGAGACCTCATCACCAGTAACCCCAATCTTTGATCCAGTAGTTCCAGCTCCTGTAGTTGAGGAAGTGCCTGTTAAAGTTGAAGATGTAGTTGCTACAGAAGAACAAAAGGTTCAATTGAAAGAAGTTAAAAAGAAGTTGGTAAAGAAAGCGCCAGCTAAAAAAGACGCAGTAGTTAAAAAGACTACTAAAAAGACAAAATAATATATGGAAAAAGTTACATTAAAGCTATTCGAATTCTACAACTTAGAAGCAGAATTAAACGGAGTTGTGAACCAACAAACTGGAGATGCACTCTCTAAAGGCCTCTTGAACGAAAAGATCAAGTTGACTACAAAGTACTGGTTGACAGACTTGTCTAAAAAGGTGTCAGAAGAAAAGCAAGCCGTTGAGAAACTCAAAGAAGAGTTGATCAAGAAGCATGGCGAAGCTGATGAAAGTGGAAACGTTTCTATTCCTATGTATAGTAAGATTGAAAGAGACGAAGATGGTAAAGTAACAGCTGCTGAACCTAATCCAAAATACCTTGAGTTCCAGAATGACTTTAATAAGCTTTTGCAAGAAGAGAGAGACTTAGAATATAAGGCTCTATCTTTAAGTGACTTTGAATCTGTTGAGTCAGATGGTAATTACAGCACTTTCTTTAAACTCATCAAGGTAGATGAATAATCTAATTTTTGTTTTTTAATATAAACAAGTGGCTCTCTTTATTAGAGGGCCATTTTATTTCTCTCAATAGTTTTATATATTTATTATGGGTAACATAACCGAAACAGAACTCCAAAGGATACAGTTAATAAAGAAAGACTCTATCGAAGTTGCATCTACTCTAGGAGAGCTAGCTTATCAAAAGATAACACTTGAGCTACTCATAGAAGAAGAAAAAAAGAAAATAAAAGAAATAAAGATAACAGAGGCTAAACTTCTAGCAGAACTCAAAGACAAATACGGAAACGTCAACATAAATATAGAGACAGGAGAATTTCAATAAAGTGTTTTGAATAAAGTATTGATATTTATTACTAGATAAAAATAACATAAATGGCCGAAACACTTATTAGCCCAGGAGTTTTCTTACAAGAAAACGATTTATCCCAAATAACACAAGGACCTATTGCTGCTGGTGCGGCTATTCTCGGTCCTACCGTAGGTGGTCCAGTAAATCTTCCTACTTTAGTAACATCTTACTCTGAATACAAAGCCATTTTTGGTGCTGCATTCATTTCTGGTGGTGCTAACTATGAGTATCTAACTTCAATTGCTGCTCTCAATTACTTTGAGCAAGGTGGCGATTCTTTGTTAGTTACCAGGGTAGCTTCTGGTTCATATACAGCAGCTACTGCTTCTGTTTTTGCAAACAACGGTATCCCTTGTTTCGAACTTGAAACTATATCCAAAGGAGACTTAATGAATAATGTAGGTGGACCATATGTAAATGGTGCATTACCTTCAGGATCTTCTTCTAATATTCGTTGGGAAGTTGTTGCTTCTGATTCTGGATCAGGGTTATTCAGTCTTATAATTCGTCGTGGTGACGACTATAATAACAGCAAGACTATACTTGAAACATGGAATGGTCTTTCTTTAGATCCTAACCAAAATAACTATATTGCTTTTGTAATTGGTGATCAAACTCAAACTGTTCGTAGAGATTCTACAGGAGATTATTACTTACAAACTACCGGTTCATACAGGAATAATAGTAGGTACGTAAGAGTATCTAATGTATTCCAACCAACTCCTAGCTATTTTACCGCAACAGGAACTCCTCAACCTATATATACCCAATCTTTACCTAAAGTTGGATCTGGATCTTATCAAGGTTCTTTTGGTGGGGCAGCAGGTGCTTTATTCGGTTCACTTGGCAAAGCTCCAGTAAACTTCTTTGAAGGTATACCAAATGTTCCATCTACAGTATCTACACCTTCAACTAATATTCAAGGTGTACATCCAGCAGATTATGATATCGCTATTAATCTTCTTGAAAATGGTGATGAGTATGACTTCAATGTAATTTATGCTCCTGGATTGACTAGTAAAAATGCACCTGGTGCTGTATCTGATATTCTTTTGTTAGCTCAAAATCGTGGCGACGCTATTGCGGTTGTTGACATGGTTGGATATGGTTCACAAATCAGTCCTGTAATAACAGAAGCTGTTGGATATGATAACTCTTATGGTGCAACATATTGGCCATGGGTACAAATAAGAAGCCGTGAGACTGGTAAAATTAATTTTGTTCCTGCTTCTACTTTGGTACCAGCAGTATATGAATATAATGATAAGGTAAGTGCTGAATGGTTTGCTCCAGCAGGTTTGAATCGTGGTTCTCTTACCACTGTTCTTCAACCAGAAAGAAAGTTGACTGTTAACGATAGGAACATTCTTTACCAAGGTAAAGTTAATCCAATCGCTACCTTCCCTGGAGTTGGTACAGTTATCTATGGTCAAAAGACTCTTCAACAGAAGCCATCTGCACTTGATCGTGTAAATGTAAGACGTTTGTTGATTGCTCTTAAAGACTATATCGGTCAAATTGGTGAGACAATTGTATTCGAACCAAATACTCAAGTAACTCGTAACAAATTCTTAAATCAAGTTAACCCATATTTAGAGTCTGTACAGCAACGTCAAGGTCTTTATGCCTTCCAAGTTGTAATGGACGAAACTAATAATACACCAGATGTAGTAGACCGTAACCAATTAGTTGGTACCATCTACTTACAACCAACCAGAACTGCTGAATACATTCAACTTGACTTCAACATTCTCCCAACTGGTACATCATTTGGTCAATAATATAAAATAACTCTAAGATGAATGATAATACAATTTTAAGAATTAAAGTACCAGCTCACTTATATGAGAGTGTAAAAGAGCAATTGACTATTAATGAAGCCAAAAAGTCTGGAAAGGCTTTTGGTGATTGGAAGGTAGTTAAAGAAAAGAAGCTTCCTAAAGATGGAATGAAGAAAGTTGAAGAGGTAGTTGAAGAAACAATAGAAGAAACAAACGAAACAATGGAAAAGAAAGTACGTACACTAGATGAATTGAAAGCTGCTAAATCTAAGCTTGAAAAGAAAATAGAAGAAATGGAATCAAGTGATAAAAAACTTGATGAATATGATCCAAAAATGCAAGGTGCTATGGACGTATTAAGTTCTATACCTGGTATTGATAAGCTTGCTGAAGTAGATCCTTTCACTGCTGGTATGGCTTTGGTTGGAATGGTAGTTGGTGGAATTATTGCTGCTCCAAAGATCGGAAAAGGAATCAAAGCTATTATGGATAAAATAAAAGATCCTAAGAAGAAAGCTGAACTTGCAGCCGCTGCAAAAAAAGGCGGCGTAAATGAAGTTGATGGTGGAGTTATGTAATAAATAAAAATAAGTTATCGAATATTTATAAGTAGAATAAAACTTAACATACAATGCCAGTATTGGATCCTAATGAAATAATGTTCACCGCGTTTGAACCTACAGTATCAAACAGATTTGTGATGTATATCGACGGTATTCCTTCTTATATGATTAAGAAGGCAGACGCTCCAGGTGTAACTTTAAATGAGATCAAACTCGACCACATCAACGTTTACCGTAAGATCAAAGGTAAAGCTGAATGGAGAGACATGAGCTTGAGTCTTTATAACCCAATTTCTCCTTCTGGCCAACAAGCTGTCATTGAGTGGGTACGTC